ATCAGGTTTATGAATATGACAGTACATCTATTGGACAGTATGGTATTGAATCGGCAATGCCTAAAGCACAGGGTGGTACTGGAGACAAAGTACTGGTACGTGTGATACGTAATGATAAGGATAGACGTAAGACACAAGACTTAATAGACAAGGTATCGTTCATTGATGAGCACGAGCACCTCATTACCAATGATAAGAACTACCATATACTACAATTACTCAAACAAGGTGAAAGTATTACAGCAATAGAAGTGCTAATGAAAGCAAGTCGTAAGAATGTATACAACCGTATCAATCAGATTGTGGATGAGTACATGAAAGCACAAGGGTAACACATTACACAGATTACACACTTTACACAGTATTATGTGTATTGAACTTTATTTATTATAATGAACTTATCAATACTATATATACTTTAAGTCACTGGCACTCGAGTTATCTCGGGTGCTCTTTTGTTTGCTTGATATAAGCAGGAAGGATAGGTGGTTCGATGTTAAGTAATACATCATATCGATGAGTAAGTATAGTGATTACATTGATAAGCGTAATGAACATCGTAAGTTTTATATGAGAGCGAAATGGCGTAAAACACGTGAACAAGTATTAAGAAGAGATCATTACGAATGTTTGCAATGTAAAGCAGAAGGAAAGCTTACGATTAATCAACAGCAATCATTGGAAGTTGACCATATTTTAGAGTTAGATACGCATCCTGAACTTGCTTATGATATGGATAATTTACAAACATTATGTAAATATCATCATAATAAAAAGCACGGTCGATTTGAACATAATCCAAATAATAAAAAGAATAAGTATGATGATGAACAGTGGTAATATAAACAAAAAATAATTATTTATACAAAAATTATAAAATACCCCCCGGTTTTAAGAATCCCATACCTAAAGGATTTGGCGGAAACCGGCGCTTGGCGCTATTCAGCAACTATAAGTTAAATTTATATATGTAAGGAGGTAGATAAAATGGAAAATGTAACTGAATTAAACAGTGAACAGGTAGAAACCATTGACAAGACAAGGGATTGGCTTATGGAACAAGTTGATTTAGATAACCTTGTGGAAGTAGAAAAGGTCGATAGATACTGTAACCTGCTCAAAATATTCTACTATCTTGATAATGACGTTTATGCCCGTGGTCCTGTTATCGAAGTTGGTAATGGTAAACAAGGATTTATCAAACCGAATCCTGCACTTGCAGAAAAAAATAAAATAAACGGATCACTACTAGCTATAGAAAAATCGTTTCAACTTGATAAAAAAGCTGAACAACGTCGATTAGAAGAAGCGCAGAAGGGACCTGAATTGACATGATGATACCTAAATATGTAACGGATTATATCGATAAAATCAAAGATGGTACTGTAATGGTTAATAGAGAACGACATAAATTAGTTGAATTTCTGGAAAACAATATATTAAACCGTGATGATTTATATTTCGATACACAAAAAATAGAGGACTATATCAAATTCAGTGAAAAGTGGTTTTTTGAACTTCAAGACTTCCAAAAATTTATTTCTTGTTTCGTTTTCCTTTACGAAGAAGATACTTTATCTCCTTATTTTAGTGAGTTCTTTATATCTATGGCACGTGGTGGAGGTAAAAACGGCTACATCAGTACGTTAGGTGCTTTTTTTATGACACCTCTTCACGGAATTCCAAAATATAACATGTCTGTTGTGGCTAATAGTGAAAAGCAAGCGTTAGTCAGTTTTAGAGAAATCTATGAAATGATTGAAAGTAACAATCTCTATGTTACATCTGAACGACCGAATAATCCGTTTTATTTAAGTAAAGTTTATGTGGAAGGTTTATCAACCAAATCTCAATTTCTTTTTGACACATCAAACGAAAAAACTAAAGATGGTGCCCGTGAGGGGTGTATTTTCTTTGATGAAATTCACGCTTATGAGAAAGATACGATTATAAATATCAAACGAAGTGGTTTAGGTAAAGTTGCACACCCGCGCACTTTTTATATTGGTACAGATGGTTATGTCAGAGAAGGGTTTCTAGATCGGTTGAAAGAACGCGCGGATAATGTACTCAATGGTGAGTCGCCAGAGGATAGGTTGTTTCCGTTTATTTGTAAGATTGATGAACGGGAAGAAATTGATAATCCAGATATGTGGGAAAAGGCAAACCCGATGTTTGAAAAACCATTAAGCGCTTATGGTCAACAGTTATTCAAAGAAGTTAAGCAGCAATATTTAACTCTTAAGTTTAATCCTTCTGGGCGACCTGAATTTATGACTAAACGAATGAACCTTCCAGAAACAGATTCGCAGAGCGTTGTCGCACCTTGGGACGATGTAATTGCCACTAATCGCCCTATGCCACCTCTAGAAAATGAAGAGTGTATTGGGGGTCTTGACTATGCAAGTTTAAAAGACTTCGCCGCAGTTGGTTTATTATTCCGAGATGGAGATAATTATATTTGGAAAACACATTCATTTGCGCGCAAAGCGTTTTTAGATGAATATCAATTAAAACCACCAATAAGAGAATGGGAAAAGCAGGGATTGCTTACAATTGTTGATGAACCCACTATTAGCCCTCAACATATAATTGACTGGTTTTTAGACGCACAACAAAACTACGGGCTAAAAAAAGTTATCGCTGATAATTTCCGTATGGATTTATTACGTCCGTTATTTGAGGATAATGGAATTGAATATGAAGTAGTTAAGAACACGCGAGCAATTCAGTCACTTCTAGCTCCACGTGTTGAAGATATGTTTGCGCAACATCATATAATATGCGGAGACAATCCATTAATGCGCTGGTATACAGGCAATGTCGTGGTAAAAATAGATAAATATGGTAATAAGACATATGAGAAGAAAGAACCTATACGACGTAAAACTGATGGTTTTCAAGCGCTTATTCACGCATTGTATAGAGCAGATGAATTAAAAGATTCTAGTATTGAAGAAGAGATAACCTTGTTAAGAGGTTTGAGATTTTAGAAAGGAGGGAGAGTAGTGGGGCTACTTGATAACGTCTTTAAACGTAATGCCGAGTTATCATGGATGTATGATTTAGAACTGTTACAAGATAAAAGTCAAAAAGCATATTTAAAACAAATTGCGCTAAACACAGTAATTGAAATGGTTGCTAGGACGATAGCTCAAAGTGAGTTTAGAGTTATGAAAGGCAATGTAAAAGAAAAGGACCAACTTTATTATCAGTTAAATGTACGACCTAACAAAAATCAAAATGCGGTAGATTTTTGGCAAAAATTTATTTATAAACTTATCATCGACAATGAAGCACTTATTGTTAAAAATGATGATGGGTATTTTTTTATAGCAGATGACTTTAACCATGAAGAAGAACTAGGTCTATATCCTCATCGATTCACTAACGTTATGGTTAACGATTTTGAGTTCAAACGTATATTTACTATGGATGACGTTATTTATCTTACATATAATAACGAAAACCTTGAAAAGTATTCTTTAGGTCTTTTTGAAGATTATGGAGAAATTTTTGGACGTATGATCAACATTCAATTATTGAATAACCAAATCAGAGGGACTTTGCAAATTGATGCAACACAGTTTAAAAGCCAAGAATCGCAAAAAGATTTGCAAGGATACATTGATATGCTATTTGAAGCATTTAAAAACAATACAATCGCTGTCGCACCATTAACAAAAGGATTAACATACGAAGAACATTCAGGCAAAGGTGCTGCACAAGGAAAACAAGAATTTAAAGAAATCGAAGAATTAAAAAGAACAATTTTAACAGATATTGCTCGAATGATTGGAGTTCCTCCCTCATTGGTTCTAGGAGAAATGGCAGATTTAGAAAAAACGATAAACTCTTATTTAAAATTCTGCATTAATCCTTTACTTAGAAAAATTGAATCTGAATTAAATGCTAAATTCTTTTATCCAGATGAATTTTTAAATGACGACAAACATATAAAGGTCGTGGGTATTGATAAACGCGATCCACTACAAATGTCAGAAGCGATAGATAAGCTTGTTTCATCTGGTACATTTACTCGGAATCAAGTCAGAATCATGACGGGAGAAGAACCAGCTAATGACCCAGAATTAGATAAGTTTATTATCACTAAGAACCTTCAAAGTGCAGATGAATTTAAAGGAGGTGAATCGAATGACAAACAAGATTCCTAATGTTGTGCCACAATTTAAAAATGAAATTAAAAACAATACGCATATCCTTACTTTAAACGGCGTGGTGGCGTCAGACGAGTTTGATAACACGATATCTTTCAAGCGCATCGAAAACGCTCTTAAAAATACAGATAAAAATGTTGTCATTAAATTAGCAAGTGGTGGGGGTGACGCATTTGAAGGCATTAATATTTATAATTATTTAAGGAATTTAACAAATCACGTCACTGTTGAAATTACTTCCTTAGCTGCTAGTGCTGCTTCTATTATTGCTATGGGTGCTGATGAAATCATTATGCATACTGGGGCTAATATGATGATTCATGAAGCTGCTTTAATGGCTTTCGGAAACAAGTCACAACTTCAAAAAGCACTTAATGCTGTAGAAAGTGCGGATAAATCTATTGTGGAAATTTATCATGAACGTACTGGTTTAGATAAACAAAAAATTATAAGCATGATGGCCGAGGAAACATGGATGACTGCAGATGAAGCTATTGAACATAAGTTTGCAGATAAAAAAATGCAATCCAAGGAGGTGATTGATATGGATAAAGGACAGTTAGTTGCTAGTTTGAAAGAACAACAAAAGATGTTAGCTCAAATGATTGTTAATGTATCGGGTGAAGAAGAACCAAATAGCAATGAAACTTTGGAACAACGCTTAGCTAATGTTGAAAATGAGGTTAAAAATTTAAAGTCTAGAGTTGAAGTTTTAGAAGATGGAGATTCAGGTGATGATTCAGAAGAAACTTCGAACGGATCTGTACAAAACAAATTTAATCGCTTTGCATTCTAGCAAGCCTTTCGTGAGAAACGGAGGGCTTATTTTAATATAAAAAAACAAGGAGGCATAATAATGTCAGATATGAAAATTAATGATAAAAAATTACGTAATTACCGCGAACATAAACAAAAGTTCGCTAAATTAGTTCAAAATGGCGCGTCAGACGAAGAACAATCAAAAGCTTTCGGAGAAATGTTCGACGCACTTTCAAATGATTTGCAAGAAGAAATCACAGCAGAGGTAAATAATCGTGTTGTAGATAACGGTATTCTTGCTAAGCGTACAATCGAGCCGCTAACTTCAGAAGAACGTAAATTCTTCAACGAAATTAATTATGAAACAGGCTATAAAGAAGAAAAATTATTACCGGAAACAGTCATTGAAAGAATCTTCGATGATTTACAGAAGAACCACCCTTTACTTTCTAAAATTAATATTAAAAATGCAGGAATTGTTACTCGTGTTATTCGTGCGGAGTCTAAAGGACAAGCTGTATGGGGTAAAGTGTTTGGAGAAATCAAAGGCCAATTAGATGCTGCGTTCAGTGAAGAAGAATTCAAACAATCTAAACTAACTTGTTTTGTAGTTATTCCTGATGATTTGAAAATGTTTGGGCCACAATGGATTGAACGTTTTGTACGAACACAAATTCAAGAGGCTATTTCAGTTGCTTTAGAGGATGCATTTTTAAACGGCGGAGGCGCTTCTAAAGACCAACCTGTTGGGCTAACTAAGAATATTAATGAGGATAATGGTGCTGTGACGGACAAAGAAAGTGCGGGAACGTTAACGTTTGGAAATCCAATTAAAACAGTATCTGAAATGAAAGATGTTTTAAAAGCACTTTCTGTAGATAAAAAAGGTCGTGAAATTAACATTGATGGCAAAGTGGTATTTGTAGTCAACCCACGCGATGCATGGGATATTCGCGCAAGATACACATATTTAACTGCTAATGGTGGTTATGTAACAGTATTACCTTACAATGTAGAAATTATCACGTCAGAATTTGTTAAATCAGGAAAACTGGTTGCATTTGTTAAAGACAGATATGACGCAGTACGTGGTGGAGGTCTTACAATTAAAAAATTCGACCAAACTTTAGCTTTAGAAGACGCTATTTTGTTTACAGCCAAGACATTCGCTTACGCACAACCGTTAGATAACAACGCTTCAGCGGTTTACGATTTGAACTTGGATACAATTGAAGATAAACCTCTAGCTGGTAGTTTACCAGAAGTATAAAGTGGGTGAATACTAATGAAACAAATAATCATTAGTGAAAAAATGTTGGCGTCCTTTAAAAGTTACGCGAAAGTTAACCACACTAGCGAAGATGAATATTTAAAAGATCTTATCGCAAAATCGTACGCTAATCTTCAGTCAAGGTTTGGCGATTTTGATATAGAAAGTAATCTTGTGGGACGAGATTTAGTTTTTGCAAGAACTCGCTATGCTTATGAAGATTTAACTGAATATTTTAACGATAATTATCAAGATGACCTTGTACATTTTGGTTTAAATAATGTTATCGGAAGTGATAGAGATGAGAAGAAAGTTTAAAAAACCATTTATCACTACCAAAAAATTAAACACATGGGTTCAATTCTATGAGTATATTGATAACGAGGGCCCAGAAGCTGGCCAAAAGAGAAAACAAAGACTCTATGAGTGTTGGGCTTATGTGCCGAGATGGAAAATGACTGAACTACAGCAAGCAATTGATAGTGGTACAGAGCATGACGTCAAAATATTTATAAGAGAAACTCATGGCGAGTATATTCCAAAAGATACTCATTATGTTTCAATAGATTCGCCATATATTCAACAGGACTTAAATATTAAAATTGTCCAACCCGATGTAGAAAACGAACAATTTTTAATGTTGCAAGCTGGTGTTAAATCATGAGGCTAAAAGCAGAAAAAATTGATCTGAGCAAAAAGTTGGAAAAGCGTATCGGCAAAAGACAATTAAATCGCATCATTGATAAGGCGTTAGTTGAAGCAGGCAAAGTGGTTTTAGAGGCTGTGAAAGCCAATATAAGATACTTTAGAGATACAGGTGCGGAATATGGTGAAGTTAAACTGTCTGACCCTAAATGGGAAAGAGGTCAAAGAACAGTGAGAATTTATTGGGAAGGTGAAAAACACCGTTACTCAGTTGTACATTTGAATGAGAAAGGTTTTTATGGGCGTGACGGTAAATTTGTAAAACCTAAGGGTATGGGTGCTATTGATATAGCTTTAAGAGCCTCTCGCGAACGATATTTTAAAGTTTTTGAAGAGGAGGTTCAGAAGTTTCTATGAAAGATATTTTACTGGAAGTCTTCAATCTATTAGTAGAAGATGAACAATTGATGAGATGGGTCAATAAATCTAACATCAAATTTAATCAATACCCAGATGTCAAAGATAAAATAAAGCCTTATATAGTCATTGATGACTATGATGACCCTATACCTGAATGGCATTCAGATGGAGAAAGAATCGCTTATAACTATGCTTTTCAAATTGATGTTATGGTCAAGTATAGCGATGAATACAACGCTAGAAAAAGACGTAATGAGATTTCAAATAGAATTAGTGATATTTTATGGAAAAATCAAATTAAACATGTAAGAAATTTAGGCAATGAATATGATAAAGATTTAGCTTTGTATCGCTCGACTCGACGATATGAGGCTATTTTTTATGAAAATTATTAGGAGGAATTATAAATGGTCAAATATGCTAAAACACCAAAATCATTTATTAACGTTAAAGATTTAGGATTTGCATTATTAGAAACGGATGAGGCAGATGGCACAGTTAAATATACAAACATTACACAGACACGCGGTTTGCAAGAAATTTCTGTGGAAACAGGTGGAGAAGTTGTAAATGCTTATGCTGACGGAGGTATCATCGAATCTGGTAATACAGATGGTGAAGGTAAAATTTCAATGACAATGCATGCGTTCCCTCAAGAAATTCGTCAATTGATTTTCAACGAGGTTTATAATGAGCATGGCGTCTATGCAGAGAAACAAGGTAAACAAAACAATTATGTAGCTGTTTGGTTTAAACGTGAGCGTAAAGACGGGACATTCCAACGTGTTGGATTGACGAAAGTGATGTTCTCTGATCCACAAATCGAGGGTAAGACGTCTGAGGAAGATTGGGAATTTAGTTCAGAAGAATCTGAGGGAACAGCAATGCATCGTATTGCTGATGGTAAGCGTAAAATCCTATTTGACTCTGCGAAAGAAGAGGCAGATGAAAAAGAATTCTTTAAAGAATTATTTTCTAACGAAGAAGGTTTAGAGGCTAAAGACCTAGAAGAAGATTCAGAAGGGGATTTTAGTGAAGCAGAAGATGTAACAATTACTATCGAGCCATCTTCTGCAGAAGTAAAAGTCGATAGTACGGTTCAATTAAGAGCTAATGTAAGTCCTGAAGATGCGATTGATTCAGATGATGTTACGTTTGAATCAAGTAATACAGAAGTTGCAACTGTTGATGAAAAAACAGGATTAGTAACTGGTGTTTCAGAAGGCGAAGCTAGAATAGCTGTAGGAAGTGCTTCACGTCGTAAAGTTTATGCACAAGCTACAGTACGTGTAACTTCTAATGAAATTTAATCAAACAGGTGACTTTAACAGGTCGCCTATTTTTGTATACAAAAATAACACTCGTATAAAGGAGTGAAAATATGGCAAGATATGAAGTTTTGAAATCAAGTAAAGATAAAGAAACAAACGAAGTATTTCACCAAGGAACTACAATTGATAAAACGATTAAATATATTAATGAACACGAATCTAAACTTGAAAAAGCAGGGTATGAATTACCTTTTTTTAAACGATTAGACAAATAAGGAGAGTATAAATAATGGCTAAATTAAAGCGTAACTACATTCAATTGGTAGAGAACCCAAATGCAGACGAAATTAAAATGGAGACATATTTAACACCTCATTTTATCCCTTTAGATGTTTTATATGAAGCGACTGATATTATGGTAGAACTCGAAAAGGTTGAATCGGGGGAAGTTGAAATGAGTTTTGGAGAACAACTAGATAAGTTGATTGATGCAGTTGTTAAAATTTACGGAAAACAATTCACTAAAAAAGATGTTAAAACACGTTTGCATGCGCCAGATGCAATTGAAACACTTCAAAAGCAAGTTGAATTTATTGCAAACGGACAACAAGACGAAGAAACAAAAAAGTTTATCCAGAGCATAAGCTAAAAGATGAGGATTTAACTTATGAAGGTATGCAGAGAAATTTAGATAAAGTGGTCAAAGATATGATTGAAAATGGAATGGCTCCTGATCAAGTGTTAAAAATGCCGTTTCATTATTTATTACAAATTCTAGACGAACGCCATACCAATCAAGTTATATCAGATAGTAAGGCTGACGCTCTGTTTTCTGCGTTATAAGGGGGCGTTATGTCCCCTTTATTTTTTTGAATAAGGAGGTGTAGTAAATGGCTATTAAAGGTATGTCGATATTATTAGATGCTAAAGATATGGGCGTCCAACGTACATTACAACAAATCAAAGGTCAGTTCAAAACATTATCGAGTGAAATGTCACGTTCAAGCAATAATTTCAAACATACTGAAAAATCAATGACCACTCTTAAACAACGTTCTAAAGAACTTTCTAAAGGTATTGATATTACAGAAAAATCAATGAAAGAAATTGCTGAACAACTCAAAAAAATGAGTGCGGAAGAACAAAAGACAAGCGCGCACGCTGAAAAATTACGAAATGAGTATAGTCGTCAACATAAGGCACTAAATATGTATCAAAGACAACTTGCTTCCACAGAAAAAGAGATAAAGCAGTTTAACAATACAACAAAGCGCTCGGTTTTTTCTATGGAAAAGGTTAATAATATCTTAGGAACTATGCGTAAACAGCTAAATATAGCAAATATGAGTTTTGAGCGTGCTGGAAAATCCGCAAAGAGTTATCAGAACTATTTAAATCAACTTAGTGTGGTAATGAATAAGCACAAAAACGCAATACAAGTATTAGAATCACGTTATAAAAAAGTAGTACGAGAACAAGGTGAGATGTCAAAAGAAGCGTTAGAACTTAAAGAAAAGATATTGCAGGAAAAACAGGCCTTAGGTGTCTTGGATAAACAGTTCAAAGACACAACTTTAAAAGCTAAGCGTTTTTCTATGGAACAAAAGACCATGACGATGTCAATGTCTCAAATAAGAGAACGTATCACTTCTGTTGCTAATGCTTTAAAAATTAGTACATCTAAATTCAAGATGAGCGGACAAACTGCTCAATCATATAAAGCTCATATAGCTGATTTGAACAATAGTATGAAGCAGCAAAAGCTCATTGTTCAAAGTTTAAGTAGACAGTACGATTATGCTAAACGACAATATGGAGCAACAAGCAAAGAAGCGCAAGAGCTTAATTTGAAATTAACTGAAGAACGATTGAAGTTAAAAGAATTAAACGGTCAGCTTCGAGAAACAACAAACGCACATAATCGATTAGAGATGGAGCAAAGGCAAGGTATCTCGTCAATGTCTCAAATACGTGCGAAAATACAAAGTTTCAATGATACGTTGTCGTTATCACGAAGTAACCTATCACGTGCAGGAGAAAGTGTTAAAGCGTATGGCAGTCATTTAAAAACGTTAAACACTAACATGACTCAACAACGTACGGTATTGCGAGAGTTAAATGCACAGTATAAATTTGTAGCTTCCACACAAGGGAAAAATAGCCAAGAAGCGCGTGAGCTTGCAAGTGCCATTTCACACCAAAAAATTAAATTAAACGAACTAGAAAGTGAAATTAAGCAAACTTCAAATGCTTTTAAACAATTATCTGTGGAGCAACAACGTGCTCAAAGATTAAGTGCAACTGGTTTTGGTCGAGGAATTCAAACAGTTAATAAATATAAAGATTCTTTACAAAGTGTTTCTTCCACAATGAGATCTGTAGGTACGGGAGCCCTTATTTACATGACAATGCCTGCAGTTGCAGCAATTGGGACAGGTATAAAAGCATCAGTTGAATGGGAACAAGCATTAGCAGGTGTGGCTAAAACGACTAATATGAGTGGTTCAGAGCTGAATAAAATGGGTAACGAAATCACTAATATGAGTAATAAGATGCCGTTTGCTGCTACTGAAATAGCAGGTGTTGCTGAAGCTGCAGGTCAATTAGGCGTTAAGAAGAAGGATATTACTTCTTTCACCAAAACTATGTTAAATATGGGGGTTGCTACAAATTTAACTGCAGAGGAAGCAGCAACAGAATTTGCAAGGTTTGCCAATGCAGCAAAAATGCCTATTAGCGATGTGGATAGATTAGGTAGCACTGTAACTGCCTTAGGTAACACGACAGCGACGACAGAAGCTGAAATTGTTGAGTTAGGGCAACGATTAGCAGGTGCAGGTTCACAAGCGGGTTTTAGCGCAGATCAAATTATGAGTATAAGTGCTGCAATTAGCAGCGCGGGTATCGAAGCTGAAGCTGGCGGTACAGCAATGACGCAGATTTTTAATAAGATGACGAAAGCAGCCGCTAATGGCGGTTCGGAATTAGAAGCATTTGCTAAAACATCTGGAATGAGTGCACAGGAATTCGCTCAAACGTGGGAAAGCAACCCTAGTAAAGCATTAAGTGCGTTTGTAAAAGGGTTATCACAAACTAAAGGTGGAGCTAAAGGTGTAATTTCTGCGTTAGATCAAGTGGGTATTAAAGGCGTACGTGAGGCAGATACGATTCGTCGTATGGCGAACAATCATAAGTTACTAGACGACGCTTTAAAAACTGGTGCAGAAGGTTGGAAAAAGAATACAGCACTAACAGATGAGGCACGTATTAGATATGAAACTATGGGTTCAAAGCTCAAAGTACTTAAAAACACTTTTATTAACTTTATGCGTACAATTGGCGATGCATTAGCCCCTTTTGTCATTAAATTATCAGACGCGTTGACTGGCTTATTCAAACATTTACAAGGAACTAGTGATGCGACCAAAATAGCAATAACTGTATTTGGTTTAATGGCCGCAGCAATTCCTCCATTATTAATCGGCTTAGGTTTATTGGGAAGTGCGATAACTAATATCGCTGGAGCAGTTACATTATTGAATGGGACTAAAGGTGGAGCTGCATTTTTTAGTTTATTTAATGGCGGTATTAAATCAGTTTTACCTAATATAGGTCAAATGTTAACAAAAATACCATTATTAGGAAGCGCGTTTACAATTCTTACTGGCCCTATTGGTATAGCAATAGCGGCAGTCGTAGCTATTGGGACAGCGTTTGTAGTGGCGTATAAAAAATCTGAAACGTTTAGAAACATTGTTCATACGGTAATAGATCCAGTTATCAATGGTTTTAAACGCTTGTGGGCGTTTTTGAAAAGTTTTTGGAATGGTATTAAACAAATTTTCAATGGCAACACCGAAACCGGTAATAATATATTAGAAAAAATCTTACCAAAGCAGGCAGCAAAAGACTTCACTCAAACTTTAATGATGGTTCGTAATGCATTTAATGCGACAATGCAATATCTTAAAAACATATCAGTTATTATTGGTGCTTTTTTAAGTAGCTTTTGGAAAGCACACGGTGATCAAGTTAAAGGTGTATTTCTAGGTATTAAAACCGTTATATATCAAGTGATGAACGCTATATATAGTAACATTATCAAACCTATCTTAAGTGGTATAAGAAATGCATTTAAAATTGCTTTTAGCGGTTTGAGAGATATTGTAAAAAACAGTTTTTCGGCAATTAAATCTATTGTTCAAGGCGGATTAAATGTCATAGCTGGCCTTGTGAAAATATTTAAAGGTGTGTTAACCGGGGACTTTAGGTTGATGTGGAACGGCATTAAACAAATCTTCCGTGGGGCATTAAAGTTCTTGTACGGTCTATTAAAATTGACCTTTGGCAATATGCTGATTGTTGTTAAAACGACTATGAAATTGATATGGAATGCAATAAAAACAGGTTTTGGTATAGCTAAAAATGCTTCTATAAGTATTTTAAAAGGCTTATTAAGTGGCATTAAAGGTATATTTAATACCATATTAAGATTTATCAAGACAATAATGAGTAGTATTAGGAATGTTATTGCAAAAACTTGGACGTCTATTAAAAACAATACAATAAGCATTATTCGTTCATTGTGGAATGGCATAAAAAGGACATGGAATTCGTTATATTCTGGGACTCGAAACATATTTAGCAAATTAAAAAACTGGTTAGTAAATTTATGGAATTCAATTAGAAGTAACATCACACGTACAGCTTCAAATTTGTGGTCGAGAGTAAAAGGTACTTGGCAAAAACTGTGGAATGGTACACGTAGTACATTTACTAAAGTTAAATCATTTATGACTGATAAATGGCAGTCTATCAAACGTTCAGTCACAGGTATTGCTAGTGCATTATGGCGTTCAGTCCGTAATACGTTTAATAACATGAAAAACGGGCTTGCGAATATTATTGGTAAAATAAAAAGTCATATCGGTGGTATGGTAAGTGCAATTAAAAGAGGTTTAAACGGACTTATCAAAGGGCTTAACTGGGTAGGTTCAAAATTAAGCTTGCCAAAAATACCGACACTGTCTACAGGGACACAAAAAATTAACCGCCATATTACCACTACATCAGACGGCCGTTTAAAACAAGGGACAATGGCAGTTGTGGGAGATAAAGGTCCTGGTAACGGTAGTGGTGTTGATGGCCGTCGAGAATTAATTCAATACCCTAACGGACGCACTGCTTTAACTCCTGCAAAAGACACGACTACATTCTTACCTAAAGGGTCACGTGTGATTAGTGGAAGTATGCGTCAAAGATATGAAGAAGCAGAAGGCGCTGGCATGAACCCAAGATTCAATATAGGTACTTTACCAAGGTTTAGTGCAGGAACATGGTTCGGCAATGCTAAAGATTGGATTGGCGATAAAATGCAAGGTGTCGGTCGTGCCTTAGGCAATAGCGCTAAATGGCTTTCAGATAAGGTTGGGGACGTTATGGATTATATGGATAATCCAGGTAAACTGTTCAACAAAGTGATGTCGCTTATGGGCGTAAACTTTTCTTCATTAACAAAAGGTATGGGTATCGTTGGAGATATTACTCATGCTGCTTGGGAACGTATTAAAAAAGGTGCTATCGAATGGATAAAAGGTGGTTTCGAAGCACAAGCGGGGGACGGCTCTGTATTTGATGGTTTTAAATTACTACAACCATACTCTGCACCACCAAAGCCCCCTAATCCTAATTATCCATTCAATGGTGGCGTCCATCATGGAGTTGACTATGATACGCCAGTAGGTACGCCTATTCGTACTCCTATGGGAGGACGTGTTCGCAGTTGGTATGATAATTATGGTGGAGGTAAAGCCATTACTGTTTCTAAGGGTAAAACATTCTTATGGTTCATGCATTTAAGTCAACAATTGCGAAAAACAGGTGAACAAATTAAAGCTGGGCAATTGATTGGTAAATCAGGTAACACAGGTTCCATGACTAACTATCGTCACTTACACTTCCAAGTTAACCAAGGGGGAGAGGCTAATAGATTTTCAACAGACCCAATTCCTTGGTTACGCAAGAACGATAAAACAGGTGGCGGTAAAGGTTACCCTTCAGGTAGTGGTGCAGCGTATGCAAGCCGTATCATTAGACAGGCACAGAATGTGTTAGGCGGTCGATATAAATCAAGACACATCCATGATGCGATGATGAGACTTGCAAAGCGTGAATCTAATTACCAACCAAATGCGGTTAACAATTGGGATATTAATGCACAACGTGGCACACCTTCAAAAGGTTTATTCCAAATGATTCAACCAACTTTTATGGCCAATGCCAAATCGGGTTACACAAATTTTAATAATCCGTTGCACCAAGGCATATCTGCGTTGCAGTATATCGTCAGAAGGTATGGTTGGGGTGGTTTTAATCGTGCTGCAGCGTATGCTTATAAAACTGGAGGACTCATCAAAAACGCTGGTTGGTACAACATTGCAGAAGGTGGTTATCCTGAATGGGTGATTCCTACTGATCCATCACAACGCAGTGAGGCTATGAAGTTGTTAGCGCTTGCCGCACAAGATATCGATAGAGGTAAAACATCAGGTAATAAACGTCCTGGTCAATTACCGAATGTAAATCGTGGTGGTTCGGACAATACAGCACTATTGCTTAAAATGATTGAAAACCAACAAGCGCAAATTAATATTCTTATGGAGATTGCAAAAAGTAATCAAACTGTGGCAGATAAAGACTTTAGCCCAGTTGTTGATAAATTTGCTCATGAGAGAGAAGTCAACGACATTGTAGACAAACGTGAACGCAACATTTCACGTAAACAAAGATTTAATACAGGGGGTGTGATTGCATAATGAACGATACAGTAATAGTTAATGATAAGACACTTCCGTGGTTGTTTATTGAAAGAGGGTTTAAAATACCCTCTTTTAATTTTGAAGTAAAAACTGAAGAAGTGCCCGGTAGAAGTGGTTCAGTTTATCAAGGGCGAGAGTTGAAACAATACGAATTTGAATTACCAATGATCATCCATAATGACTATTTATCACATAGTGGTATAAAGTCACATGATGACATATTGAATGAGTTGGTTAAATTCTTTAACTATGATAAACAAGTTAAACTTCAATTTAAATCAAAACAATGGTACTGGAACGCATATTTTGAAGGGCCTATAGAATTATTAAGTAAGACTGAAAACCATATCAATGTGGTTAATTTAAAAGTCGTGTTAACAGATCCATACAAGTATTCGGCTAAAGGTAGCAAGAATACTGCTATTAGTGATGCAGTAAGTGTGTTTAATACAGGTACGGCAGACACACCAATATTAGTTGAAGCAAGGGCATTAAAAGATAGCACAAATTTTTTAATTGCTAAAGGTGAACAAGACTATTTTATGATTGGCAAGTCGGAAGATGCGTATCGTGTAAATAAGGATATTGAACCTTTTAGGTTTAACGATGAATTTAACACTGGGGGATTGAAAAACTGGGCATATATGCCTAACGACACTACATTTGGTAACTTGCCTGACGGTGGTGACGCTATGGGTGGTAAATTTGCTTTATCTGATTTGAAAGAAAGTATTTATCCGTCTGAATGGGGTAACAATACTAAAACAAATTGGCATGGTGCAGCGCTTTATAAATCACTAGGCAGTTCTGTTCAAGATTTCAGAATTCGTTTTAAAGTGATTTTAAGACAACACGCTGGCGTGGGACCCGGAAAAGCTGTTGCATATGTTGTTGATGAGAACAACAGAACGATGTTTAGTATAACTTATGTAAATACTGCAGTTGATAAAAATGAAAGTAGTATTATTGTCTATGCCTATAATGAGCATGGTGAGGCAAGACGTATTTATAACAGGTTAATTCCTTTTAAATACCACAGAGCAAAGAATGCACATGTATTTATGTATTTAGAGCGTAAAGGTCAAGATATTAAAATTACCAACTTCAGATACGACATCGATACTGATCCGAATCGGACAAAGCCCATCGATAAAGATGTTGTAGTAGTTAGAGATGAAGGCAAGTTTTATCAACGTCCTGCTCGTATTGCTAGAATGTATGTGGGCAAATCTGCTAAGCATACAAACTATATGGCTATAAATATATTAGGTTTTAGTTTACAAGAGTTACTGCCTAAACAGTCTGACATAACACCAATTGAAATAAGACAAGGTGATTTAATTCAAATTGATACACATGCACAAAGTGTGACTATTAATGGCGATGACGTATTAAAGTTAAAAGACTTTGGTTCAAACTATTTTAATGTAGAAACTGGTCATAACGAACTTGTTATCAGTCCACCTGAAACGTTTGATACTACAGTTAAGTGGCAAGATAGGTGGTTATAATATGATTCATATCTTAAATTTTAACGATGAGATAATAGATTTTATTAGTCGTACAGATAACGCGGTAATACAAGCAAATTATGAACGTGATAAATCAAGTGAATTGTTAGATTTAATCGTTTTAAGTAAACGTGCAGAACATTTTAAAAAACGAAACAGAGTGATTATTGAGGACATTAACGGCGTTTATCGTGAGTTTATCATTGAACGTACCGAAGAAAATGGTCAGTATTTACAGGTTGAATGTACGGCGTCTTATGTGCCTGATATAAGCACTGCTAAACCTATTATGGCGGGTAAATACGAAAAAATGACCGTAGATCAAAAATTATCTGAAGTTTTGCGTGATACAAACTGGTCTGTAGGCGATTGCGATTATGGTGGGATTAGGTCTAACTCATGGACATCACCACGCACGCCGTACGAAATGATTAGTCAGTTAACTACAAATCACAAGTTAGAACCTGATTATGAAATTATTATTGAAGGTAATGAAGTTAAACAGCGTTTAGTTAATATGAAGATACCAAGCCATTTATTTAAAGGTAAAGAAATCGTCTACGGTAAAGACTTGTTGAGTATTAAACGTACAGTGGATTTTTCAGAGGTTAAAACAGCTTTGATAGGTATAGGACCCGAAAAAGAGAATGGCGATAGGATATTCGTTGAAGAAGTAGACGACGATGCACAACAACAGTTTAATCTTCCACAACGTTATATTTATGGCATCTATGAACCTGAAACTGAAGATGATAATATGACGATAGAACGGTTGCGTACATTAACACGCACAGAATTGAATAAACGAAAGTCAGCTGCGATATCTTACGAAATATCAGTTGTCGATCTCGAAAAAGAATATCCACATGAAATTATTAGGTTTGGTGACATTGTTAGGATTAAAAACCCTGACTTTACACCTAGCTTATATGCCGAATCTGAAGTGATAGGGTTTAAGCATGATTTAATTAGTGGTAATTGCACTTATACATTCGGGAATATTATTGAATATAAAGAAGAAACGTTACGTAAATACTTTGAAAGTAAACTCGACTATATTCGTCAAAAGTTAAATGATGGCTTAACTAATGTCAATACTATAGTTGCTGATGTGGTTGAGGGTAAAATTGAGTATTTCGAACGTAAGATTATCAAAGGTGTTGAACCGCCTGAAAATCCCGTGAACGATATGTTGTGGTTAGACACAAGTAATCCTGATGTAGCAGTATTAAGACGTTATTGGGAGGGGCAATGGATTAATGCGACGGCAGAGAAAGCTGAAGATATAGGTGCGATAACACGCGAAAAAGCACTATATAGCGAGTTGACTAATACTTTCGTTAACCTATCCATTCAACATAGTAAATTGTTGAACGAAATGCACGATGTCATAAATAGTGAGTATTTAGTGGACTTTGATTTGAAAGATGAGTTAAATGCCAAACTTGACGCTACTGTATCAATTTATAACAACATTAAAAGCAATCTTGAAAGCATGACCGATGAGACTGCTACTATAGGTAAGTTAATCGATACACAAACGTTATTCTTAAATTATCGAACGGCTATGCAAAATCTATACAAAGTGGTTGAACGTGCAAAGGTAGCCATCGATGAACGATTTAAATTGTTACAGTCACAGTATACTGAAGAAAAATTTAGAGACGCATTACAAGAAATTGCAGATAAATTCGGTCTACAAGTAAATAGTGAGAATCAACTTCTAGGTGAACCGAATGTAGTTGAAAAAGCGGTTATTGCAGCACGTGAAGATACTAAAGAACAGCTAAGGGATTATGTGAAGTCAGTCGATTATCAAACCAATCAACAAGGCTTGATTGAACGCATGGAATCGGCAGACACAGAACGTAAGACGCTTGCAGGTCAAATCAGTGATAAAGTAACTAAAGCAGAATATCAAAATGGTTTAGACAACATTAAAATCGGTGGAGTTAACCTATTTCAATCATATGACAGTGCAACACATGGTAATAATGTGCATCCATCTATTACTTCCACACAATCATTTAGAGGCAAGTATTGGGCGACAATGTTATACACTGCAGATTATCTAAAAAAAGTGTTAGTACCCGGTGAAGAATACACGTATTCTTATGAATTAGAAATTGTCGGTTTATCAGAAAAAGAAGTAGCGATGTCTAAAAATCATGGGATTATTTTTTACAGCGCTTCTAGTTCAAAAGAAAGCATTACAAGTAGTTATAAACAAATTGAAAGAATAATAGGTAATAAATTTAAAGTTACTCAAACGTTTGTTGCACCTGAAATTACTGATCATAAATTTTTGGCATACTCAGGCTTTTACTCAGACGATGGGACAGTTAAATATCCTGTAAGTTCAAACTTAGTAGAATTCCGAAACTTAAAACTAGAAAAAGGTAACAAAGCCACAGACTATACGGAAGCGCCATCAGATGTAGCACGTAGTACGGACAAGAAGTTGTCTGTTGCTAGAACTGAAATCTTACAAGACGGCGAACAAATATCGCAACGTGTATCACGTGAGGTATTTAATGCGAGTAGTCAAACTTTAAATCGTGTTGTATCAGAATTTATTAATAATACAACTAGCGGAATGACATTCACTTATGATGAAAACGGAAATATACAATCACAGAACATAGGTCCGCAAGGGATTAAATTCGACGCTACAAAGTTTGAAATTAATGACGGTGATGTGGTTGTAAAGAATGGACGTACCACTATTAAAGATGCCTATATTGATAAATTATTTAGTAATCAAGCTACTATTAATAAACTTAATTCAATCGATATACAAGCACGTACAATCAGGGCTAGTGACAATCAAGCGTCAGTCAATGTTGAGGGTGGCACCATAACGATGGATAGAACTGACGGTGCAAAACTTGATATAGGGCTTGACGGCATAGCGATGTATAATAGCGAAGGTTCAAAGCGATTTAGCATGGACAGACTGCTCGTTGAAAGTGCAGCACTTGGTACATCCAACTCAAATGTTTACCTTGCGGCAAGTGATGGATTTGAGGCAAGGGTTGTTGATAGAGCAATGGTACCTAGTGACGGTTCTATTTCATCTTAC